TGCCAATTGCTGTATTGCAAGCATGGCATAATAAGCCCCTAACTTTGCCGCTAGAATGACAGTGATCTATGCACAATCTTGTTAGTTTGCCATTATTCATTCTAGTTTCCTCTTGATTACATATAGCACATTTATTATTTTGTTGATCAATCAACTCTTGGTAATATTCAAGCGTTATTTTTCTTCGTCTCGCCGCAGCTTTCATTGGATAAAGTTCGCCTTCTTTTTCCATGTACTTCTGTTGCCAACTTTTATATTTTTCAGGATTAATTTTTCTATCCTGCTTAATTTGCTCATTCACCCTATCGCGATTTGCCTTTTTCCAATCGCCAGATTTGTTTATGCAGTCTTTTTGATTCTTGTAATAATAATTCACTTTATTTTCATGGCAGCATTGTTTGCATCTTAAACGCCATCCTGTTTTTGCCTGAGCATCTCGAGACAAAAACCCTGTTTCATTATCCAATTCCCCGTGCTTACGACATTTGCCTTTTATATCCATTATATGCTCCTATAAAAAACAATATAGTAACATAGAAATGGAATCCTTCCATTTGAATTAGAAGGGAAAATATCCCTTGCTCAGGTTGATAGCTTGCCAATCCCATGGAGAACGCGTTGAAAAAAAAGTAGTTTTTTGTACCGTTAAATCCGCAGGACTTACATCTAATACTTTTAATTCCATCGCTCTTAATTGCGCTTTAGACTCATCGGGAAAAGTTGCACCGTATTCTGAGCAAATATACTCAGCTAATTGATAACGTAAAAACTCAATATAAAATCCATCGTATATTAATGATAAATCTGTATCTAAAGTTACTTCTGTTAATCCAAACTTTCCGCTCAGTTTTAAAATATAGTCGCCTTGTGGCAGAAAATATAAGTAAACTCTCATGCCGCCTTTTTCGCGCTCTGGGCGATATGAAAACGGTAGAGATTGAATATTATCTACTCGTCCCGTATCAAAGAATTCTTTACGGCTCAACTGTGACATTGGATAACGCACAGTACCGATGTTGTACGTCATAGCATCAACATACAATAAGTCTTCAATAAAATATTCACCTGTGCCTGCAACAAGAGTTACTTCATCACGTTTAAAATAAGGTATCTCTCTTAAATCTGTACTTTTAAAACTAAATAATGCATTTAATAAATACAAACCGTCTTGAATTTGTTCTCCGTCAACGGTTTGTAATTGTCTACTAACTACCTGAGACAGATAGTACGAGCGAGTTATAAGCATTCGAGCCGTATATGCCATATTATCTGTCTCCTTTTATTAAACTGCGAACTGATATCCACCAACTGAAATTGCAGCAGCAGCAGCGGCATTACTAACTTTATAGTTAATTGTTGGCACGCCAACTGCTAATGTTGCGATACACAAGTCTTGGCTAGATACAATAACAGCAGCAACTTGACCAGTAATTGTAACCATATCACCAGTTCCAGCTTCAGGTTGTAATTTTAATGTTTGACTTGCAGCGCTTGGAGTTAATTGAGAGCTAACAAATACAGGTGTATTTTCAATAGCAGGAACAAAATTACTTAAGTCAATTGCAGTGTAAGCAGTCGCAGCGCCGGCAACTACAGCAGTAGCTTGAGGAGCATCAAACATAAATGTTCTCCAGCTCGACAAATCATCAGTCCAATAACCTAACAAAAAGGTAGAACCTGCACCTGTTACCACATAACCAATTTTTGCATAAATGTCATAACCAGATGGCAAATAAGGTATATCAAGTGCTGAAATCAACCCAGCAGGAACATTACCGGAAGATGTGCCGGCAATTAAATAAACATAATAAACAGTACTAGCAGCTAAAGCGCCTGTGTCTAAACCGTTAACACCTACGTTTGCAGCATTAACAACTAAAGCATCCGCTAAATTCATTTGGAAAGTTTTAGTTGAATCTAAAATACTTCCTTCAGCAACATCTAAAGCAGTATTAGGAGTTGTTGCATTGTTTGCTAAACCCAAACCATATACATAAGGAGTTGGTGCCTGAGCATAAGATCTATAATTTGCCATGATATTTTTCCTTTAAAAAGTTAGAACAAGGCGACTAATGTCGCCCTATCTTTATAACGGGAAGCAATAACGAAGTGAGTTTTCGGCTACTAAAGTCGATCCCCAGATACAGTCGCGTACATATGCACGATTGTTAAGACCAAATTGAGAACCGTAATAGTGACGAATTGAAGCACCTGAATCTCTATCAACACTTGTTACAGTGGTGAATGGGGATTCGTCTGGTAGACGCGGCATAGCTAAATAGAACTGGTCTCCGGACATCAAAACACCAGCGCGATGACTTGGTACAAAAGTAACCTTCATTCCAACTTGTACCGCAGATGTGATATTTTGTACTTGATTGCCTGCCCAAACCAGACCAACACCATTAATGGTTTGTAATTGTACTGTAACAGCACCAGCGCCATCGGTCGCCGCATCAGCAATAGCGCGGAATTGTACAGGTTGGCTAGTTGGCTTATGTCCATAAAAGGTCAAAAAACGAAGGTTAGGCAATCCAGGAACGCCGTCATTGAACTGAAATAAGTCACCAGCTTTAACTGCATTGACATCACTATTTACTAATGTAGCAAATGTAATTGCAAGTACGTTTTGCCCAGTTGGATCACTTACCGCTGTAACTGTCATAACATTGTTAGGAGCAGCTTGCTCAGCAATAGATCCTGATACATGAACTGGTAATAAGTTTGACTCACACCAATCAGCATTAGCAAATTTACCTAACGTCCAGTTATATGCTAATTCATTATTTCGATCAATTGCGAATTGATTTAAACCACTTCCAACGATTGCAGGAATGTTGCTTACTGGCAAAATGCCCATCATTTTATGAGTAGCAGCGCCAAAGTCTTCGAAGTTAGCTACTGATTGAGCCAATTGAGTGAAACTGTTGATTGGAGTTATGCCATCGCCGTAAAAACGGAAAGGACCAGATTCATATTGAGTTGTACCAAAATTTGGATTTTGTTGATCATTAACTGTAACGCCAGACACGAAGTTTTGAAGAATATCGGATTCGACGATAGAACCTAATTCTTTCATTGCTGCCATACCAAAACGATCCATATAATCACGAACATTAAAGATGAATTGTTGATCAGTAAAACCGGATGCAATATTCGCTGCTTGTGAACAAATTAATGATTGCACACGTTGAACTGAGGGCTGTTGAGTAATAACAAGACCAGGATAACTGATGTATCGTGGAGTGGTATCAAAAGTTACAGTGTCGCCCAAGTTGCTTGGTGCAGAAGTATTAAAATCTTTGAACTTTTTGTTGGCCATTGAAATTCCAACAAAGCTATTTAATAGCCAGGCTAATTCAGCCTTTTGATAGGTCTGTACGGTTTGCAATAAATTGTTAGGTGTAGGCATTTAAGTCTCTCCAGTTAAAATAAATCTCTAACTGGAAGGACAACGGACAGTTATTTAGTTTCTAAACATCTTTCTAAAATCACTTACTGACATATCACCGTTATCCATTCCAGCATTCGGTGAGGGTTTTAATTGTGAGTACGGATCTCTTGCCTGAGTTTCTTCAACTTTAGCAGCCTGGTTTTGCTTGATACTTCCAGATAACTTTTGGAGGTTTTTCATAGCAAGATAAGGTTGGTTTTGAATATCCGATAAAATTTGTGACAATTTGTGCGGATTATCAAGAACCTCTTTCATAATTTCCCCAGTATTTTCCATATCATTTACCATTCCAATAAATGAATGAATTCTTGGATCATTATAATTGAGTTGATTTAACTCTTGTTCGAGTCCTGGATATTGTTGTTCAGCGACTTGCATTTTTTGAACAAAACCATCAACCATTTGCTTTTGTTTTAATTCAGCTAATTGTTGTTGTATATGTTCTTGAGTTGCTTGTGTTGCTTTTTCTTGAATCATTCGCTCAATATCAGCATTTGACATTTGCTGCATTCCACCAAGGCTCGATGGAGCTTGCGCTTGCTGACCTTGTGATTGATCTTGTTGAGCTTGTAATTCTTGCATAGCCGCTAATCTCCCTTTTTCATAAGCTTTTTGTTTTTCCCGTTTGACTACATCAGCAACTTGGATTTTGTTGTACATTGGCACTTGCATTTCATCATCGGGA